CCAGTACTGCTGCATCATCGGGGTGTGGGAGGACAGGTCTGAAGTGGTTTTACTCATTGGTCGTAGGCAAATTCGTTGAAAGGAGTGGGGCAAATGTGGGGCATTCCGCCCTGCGATTTTGCGATGGGCGCAAGGTTAACATGTGAGGTCGGAGCTTCGCAGGTCGCAAACGGATAGGTAAAACGCAAAAGCCGGCGGTGCATTTACTTAACTGCAAGTAAACGCGCCGCCGGTATCTTTGATGCCTTTGTATTACAGCGACCGCACAGGGATGCAGATGTCGCAGATGAACTCACCGGTGTCCGAATCGGTTGCGGTTGCCGCAAAGAACATCTCGAAACATGGTCGGTCATCGCATTGCAGACCGCTGGAAGGCATCCATTCTCGCGTCAGCCACATCCAGGCATCGGCTATTTTTTCTGTTTTCCCTTTGAAGCTCGCTACGGCATAGCGGCCGCCCGGCAGGGTCTGAATGTCTGCCTGGGCGCTGGTTAAAAAAGAGGCTGGCACTTCAACGCAAGCATCGTAGCGGCACTTGTTCGGGGGCGTGATGGATGGATCGTCATACCCTATGCCGTAACACCGTTCATCGCCGAGGCCATTGGAGTGCATCCACGGCGCCATGGTCCCGCGCCAGAAATGGCCGATTGCGGGGCCATAGGGGCCGATCAGGCGTTGGTAGGCAACGCGTACCTTGGGTAAATCAATGATGCGTACGTCCATGGTGGGCTCTTTCGTTGAAGGAGAAGAGAGCCCAGCGTCGTCGAACGTACGCTCATGTGCCTGATGGGCATTGCCGAAGACCTGATCAGGATTGCTCTACTGCGCACCCGGCCGCGGGCCGATGGCTGCCGCCTGTGCTGCCAGTCGCTGCGGTGTGTTGGTGCGCCACTCGGATGGCGTGCAGCCAAACTGTAGTTTGAAGGCCCGTGCGAATGCTTCGCCCGAGTTGAAACCGCTGGCCAATGCTGTTTCGAGTACGGTTTCGTGGTTGCCGCAGGACAGGCGGAACGCTGCCTTCTCCAGTCGCCGCCGGCGGACATAGCTGCCCAATGTCTCGCCCATCCACGCCGCGAAAATCCGATGAAAATGGAAGCGCGAAAAGTTGGCGATATCGGCCAACCGGGCACCCTCCAAGGGGGTATCCAGGTGGGTATCGATGTAGTTGAGTACGCGGTTCATGCGTCGGGCGTACTCGGCGCGGGATGCGTGGACGGAGGATTTGGTTGTCATAGTGCGTGATAGTATGCATAAAAAATGCAAATTAGCATTTGCCAAGCCAAAAAACTCCCGTCACTATCCTCGTTATGCAAAAACGCAACGTTTCTATCGTCTTAAGAGAATTGCTGGACCGCGACCGGATCTCCCCCACGGAGCTTTACCGGCGCACCGGCGTGCCACAATCCACGCTGTCCCGGATCCTCAGCGGCAAGATCGTTGATCCGTCGGACAAGCACATCTCCCGTATTGCCGAGTACTTCCGTGTCAGCACCGATTACCTGCGCGGGCGCGCGGCGATGGGCGCTTTGCGCGATGACGCGCGCGACCCGATGCATTCGGAACTCAAGGACATAAGCCTGTGGGACGACGACACGCCCGTCAATGATGACGAGGTGTCGATCCCCTTTCTGCGCGAGGTTGAATTGGCTGCTGGATCAGGAAGATTCGTCATCGAGGAAAGCGAGAAGGCCAGCCTGCGGTTCGGCAAGCGCAGCCTGCGGCATAACGGTGTGCAGTTCGACCAGGCCAAGTGCGTGACGGTGCGCGGCAACAGCATGTTGCCGGTGCTGCGCGACGGTGCGACGGTCGGGGTGAACGCGGGCAAGAGTGGCATCGGCGATATCGTCGATGGTGACTTGTATGCTATCAATCACAACGGCCAATTGCGCGTGAAACAGCTCTATCGCCTGCCTTCCGGGATCCGCCTGCGCAGTTTCAACCGCGATGAGCACCCGGATGAAGACTACAGCTTCCAGGATATCCAGGATGAGCAGATCAGCATCCTGGGTCATGTGTTTTGGTGGGGTATGTACGCCCGTTAACCTTCCCGCGTAAGACAAAGCCCGCCAACGAGCGGGCTTTTTTCCGTCTGCAGAAAATCGCCAAACCCCCGTCCTATAAGGCTATAAATGCGTCAATGCATTTATCCGCTAAAAATAAATGCATTTGTGCATTGACTGTATATGCATACATATCTATTCTTCATCTCAAGCCAGCCAAACAAGGCCTGGTGGAGGCGGCAAGGATGCTGCCAGGAAAGACAAGGAAGGCACGCAACACCGGCAAGGACGCCATCTGAGCGATGGCAGGGATGCCAGGCAATACCGGCAAGGATGCCGACGCTCTTTAGTTTCAAAGCATAACCAACACAGGCAGCGATGAACCGGCCTCATAACGGTTCAGAGGGTTGGCAACTGACCCGGGTGTGCAGCGTAAAGCACCAGAAGCAGTTATCCGGCAGACAGGGATCGTGGTCGGAAAAACATCGAGGAAAGATCCGTACCGCGCCAGTAGCGCCGAAAGATCGAATATGGACCGCATTACTGAAAAGCCCGGGCAACCGGGCTTTTTGGAATGCCTACCTACGAAATGGATTTACCCAAGAGCCGGCCCGGCGCCGGTAGTGCTCAGCCAGGAGGCGTGACATGACAAACGAGCAGCAAGCGTTAGCGGAAATGCCTATCTGGCTGGTGATCGTACTGGCCCTGATCGGCGGGGTGTCCGGCGAAATGTGGCGCGCCGACAAGGAGGGCGCCCGCGGTTGGTCGTTGATCCGGCGCCTGGCCCTGCGGTCCGGGGCGTGCATGGTCTGCGGGGTCTCGGCCTTGATGCTGTGCTACGCCGCCGGCATGTCGATCTGGACCGCCGGGGCCATTGGTTGCCTCACCGCCATGGCCGGTGCGGACGTGGCCATCGGCCTTTATGAACGCTGGGCGGCCAAGCGCATCGGGGTCAACCAGGCCCCGAACTCTCGCCCGGATCAGCAGTAAGCGCTGCAAGGATGCAAGCAGATGACACTTCTCGAAAAACCTTCCCAACTGCCTGTGGCGATTGGGGACGCGCTGAAGCGCGCGTTCCCACAACTACGGGTCGGTAATCACCATGACTTCTCCGAGACGGGCGACAAAACCGGCATTTTGATCAGCGTGGAGCGCAATGGCCCGGGTGTTCGCTCCCTTGCCGGGCGCAAGGCGCATGCCTTGTCGGTTTCACTCAAGGTCACGGTCGTCAGTGGCTCGACGCCCTTTGACGCCTGCGACCTGGCCAGCCAACTGATGGACTTGGCCCTGGATAACCGCTGGGGCCTGCCGCCCGATCAATGTGACCTGCCCACTGCGATTGTCGCGGCACCTTCGGTGCTTACCAGCGCGGAAACGGACTACGACACCTGGACTGTTTCCTTCATCCAAACCCTCTATCTTGGCCCGTCGCTGCTCGAAGATCCCACAGGCAAGCCGCTGTTTGCCTGCACCTGGGAAGTCACGAACATCGATGATCCCGACCAATACCGCCCGTTGCAGGAGTAGCCCATGTTCGATGCATTGCTACGCATGCAACTGGGGCCGATCGTCGAGCGCCTGGCCGAAATGGAAGCCCAGCTTGAAGATCTCTATCGACGCGCAGAAAGCTTCTGCCGAATTGGCGTGTGCCAGGACGTCGACGCCGCCAGCAATACCTGCACGATCAGCCACGGGGACTTACTCAGTCCGGCGATCAAGTTTTTCAACCCCAGCGCCGGGGCGCAGACCGAAACCCGTATCCCCTCAGTGGGCGAGCAATGCTTGTTGCTCAACTATGGCGGCGGCGAGGGTGGGGCGCAGTCGGTGGCCTTGTTCGGCTTGAACAGCGATCGTTTTCCGCCGGTTTCCAGTGTTCCGACGCTGACCCGGCGGCGTTATCAGGACGGCACCCAGAGCGACTACGACGACGCCAGCCACACCTTCAATTGGGTCAACGGCCCAACCACGTTTATCGGTTCTCGCGAACAGGTCTACGTCAAGGTCGGCGCCGCCAGCCTGACGATGAGCGGCCAGAGCATCACGCTGCAAGTAGGCGGTACCAGCCTGTTGCTGGATGCCGGCGGCGCGCACTTCACCGGCCCGGTGGTGGACCATCAAGGCCGGGTCATCAGCCCCTGATAAGGACATCCCATGATTGGAATCGACCGTGACACCGGGGCAGCCGTCGATGACTGGTTGCAATTCGTGCAGCGCGCCACCCGAGCGCTGACCACTCCCGTGGGCACTCGCCAGAAGCGCCCGTTGTACGGCTCGCTGATCCCGCAACTGCTCGGGCAGAACCTCGGTGACGATCTGCTGATCCTCGCCCAGAGCCACGCCGCCCAGGCGTTCTATAACCCCCAGAACGGTATCGCCGACTTTCAGCCCCAGATCATCGTCGCTACCCGTCAGGGCGCCGGTTTGTTGCTGCGTTTTGCCGGCACCTGGAAAAACCGCCAGCAATCCTTCGAGGTCGTGACATGAGCATGTTGATCCCTGGCCAGAACCAACTGGCCGAACCGGCCATCATCGCGGTCGATGAGTTCGAACCATTGCTGGCCGAGTTCAAGGCCTTCGTGGTTGATTACGTCGCCACTCGCGCCCCGCAAAGCGCGGCCAAACTCAAGATCAGCCTCGACAATGAAAGCGAACTGCTGACCCTGGCCCTGGAAGCATTTTGCGTGCGCCTGCAAACCCACGAACGCAAGTACAACGCCCGCATCAAGCAGATGTTGGCCTGGTGGGCCACCGGCAGCAACCTGGACGCACGCCTGGCTGATATGGGGCTGGAGCGCCAGGTCCTCGACCCAGGTGACCCGGCTGCTTTCCCGCCGGTGCCGCCGATTCTGGAAAGCGACGACGACGCCCGCCTGCGTTACTACCTGGCGCCCCACGCCCCGGCGGCAGGCTCGCGCATGCAGTATCGTCGCGAGGTGTTCACCCTGGGCGAGCGGCCATCGGTGAAGGTGCAAAGCGCCACGCCGGGCGTAGTGACCGTCAGCTACACCTTTGATCCGGACGGCTACGCGGCGCAGGTCAAGGACGGCAACGCTCGACGCACCGCGCCCGGCGAGGTGATGGTCACCGTGCTTTCCAGGGAGGGTGATGGCACCGCTTCCGCCGATTTGCTTGACGGCGTGCGGCGACATTTCGCACGGCCCGATGTAAGGCCGGAAACCGATCTGGTCACCGTCCAGGGAGCACAGATCCAGCGCTACAAAATCCGCGTGATCGCCAAGATCAACGCCGGCCCGGATTCTGGCTTGACCCAGGTTGCTGCACAGAAACTGCTGCAAACCTACGCCGACTCCTGCCATCGCCTGGAAGGTCGGGTCGACCCAAGCTGGATCGACTA